CGGCGAAGCACGACACCACGGTCGGGGCGTCCTCGAGGCGCGGCGCGACCGCCGACCGCCACAGCTCGCTTAGCCGCTCGGCGTACGTCACGGCGACCACTGGTGGCCGCAGTTCGGGCACGTCACCGTGCGCGGGGTCGCCTCGTCGCCGTCGCGCGGGGTCAGGTGCTCGAACCCCGGCGGCAGCCCCTCGGCCTGCTTGGCGAGCATCGACGCGAGGTCGTCGGCGGTGAAGCCGGTGGCGATCAGGTCGCCGCCGCCGCTGGTCATGTCAACCAGAAGCGCGGTCAGCGCGTCCTCGTTCCAGACGGCGAGCCGCGCGAACGCGTTGTCGGCGAGCAGGATCTTGCGCGCCGTGTCGTCGTCGCAGTCGACCTCGATCACCGGCAGCTCGTCTAGCCCGGCCGCCTGCGCAGCGCGCCAGCGGTGCTCACCGGCGAGGATGCGCCCGGTCGACGCCTGCACGAGCACCACGCCGAAGAAGCCGATCGCCTCGATGGACTCGCCGATGCCGTCGACGTCGCCCTCGTTCGGGTTGTCGGGGTGCGGCACCAGGTCCAGCGCCCGGCGCGTCGCGTAGCGGTGGCTGATCACGGTCGCCATGCCAGCAGCTTAAACCGCGCCGACCGACCGCGACCGCGACCGCGACGGCGCGACCGAAACCGGAAAACCGTGGCACGTCCAGGCAGCGACGGGGACCGCTCCGGAAGCCTGTAACCGCGCCGGGGCCCTGCGCCACCCGAACGCGCGTCTGCCGAGCAATGATTCGGATCCGAAATCGCGCTCGTTCGGTAACCGTTCGGACAGCGCAGCGTGGTGTGATCCGCGCCACCGAGCACGTTCGACCGAGCACGTTTTCAGTCTGAATTCGCATTCGGACTGAAAAGTATTTCGGCGTGCCGAATACGAGCCCGGTGATGGCGGTCACAGCGCTGAAAACTGCTTTCATCGTCGGGGTGCGGTAGAATTACGTTGTAAGGGAAAAACGAACGAACCGCCCGGCGCGCCTCGCGCGGGCGGACGACACAACCGAACATCAGTGATCGCGCGAATGAAAGGAAACGATGCGATGCACTTGCAACGATCCGTCATCTGTCGTTCCGTCATACCGCGATTGCGGATGCCCGGTCGACACTGGAGGATTCCATGGCCACCAAGCAGAACGCCACGACTGACGCGCCGATCGTTACCGACGTGACGGAGATCACTGACGCGCCCGCTAACACGGACGCGCCTGAGGTCACCGACACGCCGAACACGGACGCGCCTGAGAGCACCGACGCGCCGAAGGCCGGCGAGCCGATGCGGATCAACCTGCACGTGCTGATTGACGTCGACCCGTCCAAGTGGGACGTGTCGGAGATCAGTGACGAGGCCGCCGCAGAGCGCACCAAGCTCGTTGCGGTGCTCGTTGCGGGCGGTTTCAGTCAGGCCGACGCCGAGGCGACCGCAAACAAGGTCCACAAGCCGGTGACCGGCGACGGGCCGGCAGCGGTTCGCGATGCGGTCAAGGCGTACATGCTCGATTCGATGCGCGGGCTCACGCGGATCACCGAGGCTGGTGCGGTCGTTTCCTATTACGAGCGCCCTGTTAAGGCCTGATAGCACATCGCTACCGGCCGGCCTGATCGTAGGCCGGCCGGACGATGGGCCGAGCAATCCGGCGGCGACGTCGGAAGGCTCAGCCGATCGTTATCCGCGATCGAATTCAACCACCACCGCAAGGAGTTCCCTTGAACGATCACCCGATCGACCCGGCGCAGCCGTGGGGACAGCACATCGACCTGACGTGCCGCAACCACACCGACCTGCGCTGGTCGACCAAGAACATCGACTACATCGGCGCGCGGAGCATTTTCTACCACGGCCACGGGCCGGAATGCGATTGCCCGGCGTCCGACCTCGTGGTCGCGTAATGGCGGTTATCACGGTAATCGTCCCGGACACGGAGGCCGTCGACGCCCGCAAGGCGATCCTCGACCACATGCCGCAGGCGACCGTCCGACTCAAGCTGACCGATGGATTGGCCTACAGTCCGGAGGCGATCGCGATGGCGCAGCGGCAAACCGGGTTGCGACGGCGCTGAATCTCAGGTGCTGCTGGCCGGTCACGGGGAATCGTGACCGGCTGGCAGGACCGGCAATTCGGCCCACCGCACAACCACCACAAGGAGTTTCATGCCCGACAAACCACTGACCGACGACGAGCTGCTTGCGCTGTACGCGCCGTACGTCGCGCGGATCACGAAGGTGGTCGACTCGCTGACCGGCGGCGGCGTGCTCAGTCAATGCACGACTGAGACGCTCGCGCGGCGAATGGTCGAGGAGTTCCCGACCGACGCGATGGAAGCGGTCGACCGCTACACCGAATCGCTGGGCCGGATCACCGCGCTGCTTGACGCGGGCATCTCCGAGCTGCTCCAGCAGGTCTGCCTGCACTGAAACCGGGTTCCGCCCGCCGCCCTCGAGGCGGCGGGCGGCGACCGGAGCCAACCACCACGAGGAGTTTCATGATCAATTACGACGGCGACCCGATCGCGCTTGACGCGCTGTACGTGGTCACCTGGTACGACGCGCACGGCGAGGTCCACGAGACCTTCCGCCGCGGGGTCGACGCGACGACGTTCGCGGCGGCGCTGTTCGCGGCGCCCGGCTGCCGGCTGATGGCGATGTCGCTGATGGTGGTGCAGCTCGATTGAAGCTGACACCGGAGGACCGCGAGCGGGTGCGCAACGTGTTCGTGATGGCGCTTGACGAGATGGACGACAGTTTCTCGCTTGAGGACATGTTCGCGCCGTTCGGCGAGCTGGTCGCGACGGTGCTGCGCGACTCGCGCATCACCGCCCACCTCGAGGAGATCGCGGAGCCCTGACTGAAACCCTCCGGGCGCCGGCCATCGGCCGGCGCCCGGAATCACCTGGCGAGCCCCGTTCGGCCGCCAGCGTCGATCCTGGCGCGTTCTGGGCGGTTGTCAACCGATGTCAACCGATGTCCATCGATGTCTCACGTCGCCTCCCACGGCCACTGCTCGACCTCGTAGGGCGCGGCCATCCCCGCGCTGTCGGTTCCGTAGCGCATGAACGCCTCGTCGTCGGGCTTGGCGGGGTCCCAGACCTCCACGAGCCACAGCAGTCCCTCGCTGTCGGCCGCCTGGACGCGGCGGACGTGCGCGGGGCCGAGTTCGGCCGCCTGCTCGCCGTCGACTAGCCACTGCTCGTCGGCGAGCTTGGCGCCGATCCAGAGGCGGATGCGCAGCGAGTCGTCTAGGAACATGTCGCACGCCGCGCAGTAGCGCTCAACCGTGTCGCGGGGGTTGTGGCTGGTCCGGCGGCAGCGCGGGCAGGTGAACGGGGGGGTCTGTGGTGGTTTGGCCATGTGACCAGTGTGCACCGTGGTTCCGCGCGGAGGGTATCCTCGTCCGTGGCGATGTTGCTTTGTTGAATCGCTGCGGGGCGCGGACTTCTGTGGTGGTTGGACGCGCCCCGCCCCTTTCGGCCACACTGCGGCTTATGCCGTACCGCGCTCCAGTCGCGTGCCGTCCCGGCTGCCCGAACCCCCGCGCGACGTGCCCCGATCACCCGCCGACGCGCTGGGCTGACGGCGCACCGGGCCGGAAGATGCCGCCCGGCTGGACCGCGACGCGCGCCCGGATCATGAAGCGCGACGGCTACCGCTGCCGCTGGTGCGGCGCTCCCGCCGCCGAGGTGCACCACCTGCTCCAGGGGGTGGAGGACGATGCGTACCTCGTTTCGCTGTGCGAGGCGTGCCACCTGCCGGTAACCCTCGCCCAGGCCGCCGCGGCCCGTGGCTGACCGGCGCCGGTTCCCGCCGTGCGGGAGGGTCTTCGACGGCGAGACCTGCGCGAAGCGCGGCGAGCACCTGTGCAACCCGAGGGTCCGGCACGTCCACCAGTTCTTCGCCGAGCTGCTGGTCCACACCAAGGGCGACTGGGCGCGGCAGCCGTTCATCCCCGCCGCGTGGCAGTCCGACGAGGTGCTGACGCCGCTGTTCGGCACGGTCGAGTTCAGCGCGGTGCGCAACCGCTACGTGCGCCGCTACCGCGAGCTTTACCTGTCGACGGCGCGCAAGAACGGCAAGACGGAGATCATCGCGGGGATCGTGCTGTACCTGACGTGCGCGGACGGCGAGGAGGAAGCCGAGGTGTACGGGCTGGCGCTGGACAAGGACCAGGCGGCGCTGGCGTTCCGCGTGGCGGTGCGGATGTGCGAGCTGAACCCGGTGCTCGCGCGGCGGCTGACGCTGCTGCGCGCGGCGCGGCGGATCGTGGACCCGCGCACCGCGTCGTTCTTCACCGTCACGGCGGGCGACGCGATGGGGTCGCTGGGCGCGAACCCGCACGCCGCCTACATTGACGAGCTGCTCACCCAGCCCGACCGCGAGCTGTACGACGCGCTCCGGACCGGGTTCGGCACCCGCGCGCAGCCGATGATGATCCTCGTCACCACCGCCGACAACGACCCGGCCGGGTTCGCCGCCACCGAGCGCGCCTGGTCCGAGCGGGTGCTGGAGGACCCGCAGCTCGACCGGCGGCGCCTGGTAGTCATCCACGCGGCGCCGCGCGACGCCGACTGGACCAGCCCGGCGACGTGGCGCCTGGCGAACCCCGGACTGGGCGACTACCTCGAGGAGCAGGTGCTCGCCGACGAGTGCGCCAAGGCGATCGCGAACCCGGCGGCCGAGCGGGCGTTCCGCCAGTACCGGCTCAACCAGCAGAGCGCGCAGGCGGGCCGCGCCGTCGACATGAGCCGGTGGGACATGGGCAAGGTGCCGGTCGGCGAGCTGCGCGGGCGGCGCTGCTACGGCGGGCTGGACCTGGGCTCCACGATCGACCTGGCATCGTACGCGCTGGACTTCCCCGATGGCACCGGCGCGCATGACCTGGTGTTCCGCGTGTTCGCCCCGGAGTCGGCGCTGCCGCAGCTTGACCGGCGCACCGGCGGGCGCGCGAGCACCTGGGCGGCCGAGGGGCTGATCACCGTGACCGATGGCGACGTCATCGACTACGAGGCGATCAAGGCGGCGCTGCGCGAGGACGCCGAGCTGTACGACATCGCGGAGA